TTTTTCTGCTTTTGCAACTGCACCTGCTTCGGCTTCTGAATATGCACCTGCACTTGCTGTTGAATTTTTATCTAACTTCTTTGAAGTATCAGCACTAGCACTTGCGCCAGTTGTTGCTGAAGCTGAATTTTTAGTTTTTTCAGTTTTACTTCCTGCTTTTGTATCTGTTGCCATTATTTTTTCTCCTGTTCTTCACTTTCGTAATATTCTTTATATTTGTCAATTAAATCATTTTGTATCTTTAATTGATTTCTAATTCTTGCAAAGTTCTTAGATAATAATTGATAGTCATTATCTGTTAATCCAAATAAAACTGGATCCAAACCTTGTTCTTCCATTTTCTTAAACACTTGTTCAGCATTTTCAGATGTTACAATAATCCATTGTATCTTCTCCATTTGTAATGGAGTAGGTTTCTCTAACGCTAATGGTTGTCTTTTAACTTCTTCTTTAAATATAGAAAGTTCTTTTACAGACGAACAACTAGTAAGGAATATAGTTAGGGTTAGCAAGACTAGGACATTCAGCATTGATTTCTGACTTCTTAGTAGCATTCTTTTCCTCCTCAGTTAGCGGTGACCCACTTGCAATTTCCATACATCTGGCAGCCTTGTCACTTGCTTTGTTAATAATTCTTTCAATGACCTTATCTTTTTCTATGGCCAATTTACCAATATCTCTATCACCTTTGTTAAATCTTTTATCTAATTCATCTAAATCTTTTTTTAGATTGTTCACCAATTCATTCATCTTCTTATTGGCTTCTAAGATTTCAGCAAAGTCTTTCTTTTGATTTTCTATTACTTCTTTTTGTGTATTAATGGATTCTTCTAGTTTGATTTGATTTGCTTTTAATACTTCATTGTCTGCCTTTAGTTTATAAACATAGGCAGCACCGCCAGTCAAACCAACTAACATAATTCCAACCATCACTAATTTGGCAGTACCAAACATTTTAATCTCCTAATTGTGCGTTTCTTTTTCTGTGTTTATTCCACGCTAAGAAACCACCTATTCTTAATCCCCAATATGCAAGATAATTTAAGAGATGAAAACCATTAATCTCAATGTTAATATCTCTAAAAATTTTATCTGCCTCTTTTTGATTTAATACTAATAAAGGTCCATCTTTTCTAGGTTTTAAACAAGCAAACTTGTAAGCATAATCGTGTATTAAACCACCTATTAACAATACACCTACTGGTGATAAAAAGGTTGCTAAGAATTTAGGTACACTTGCACCATCAAATTCAAAACCTTTTGGTATCACATACTCTTGTCCTCTTATTTTGTAATTAAAGTTCTGTGTAATTCTCCACTTTCTTGTGCCTAATAACCACATTAAGATTGCACCCCAAAAACCTTTATCTTTGGTAGCAATTCTAATCGGTTGCATATGTGGATAATCTTCGTATTCAAAATCAATTCTTTTACCTGAAAACTTATCAAATAAATTTGCTATAAATCCTATAAGTATTAATGCGATTACAATTGTCCATTGCCAAAAACTAATCGCTAACTCGTAAATAACTTCCATATTACTCCTTGCTTTTAATTACCCCTTTTTCAAGCATGTAATTATATAGCGGAGTTTCTTTTATTGTTTCTTCTTTAACCATTTTAACTAATTTCTTAGGGTCAATATCTTTGAATGTATCTGCAACGGCAGCTGAATAATAACCAATATCGTGTCTTAAAGGCAGGCCTTCTTTTGCTCTTTCTTTTTTCTTTCTATCAATAACATCTTGTAATGTTTTAGCTGCATACTCATATCTTTTAGATGTTGTTGCTATTCTTTTTAATTTATCGTAAATACCTTTTGCAAATCTTTGAGCTGCATTTTTAATATCTTTCAACTCTAATTCGTTTAAATCTTCTTCTTTTAATTTTTTAAGATTGGTACTTGCGGCTGGTCTCATTGTGCCAGGTGCTTGAGTGTCATAGTTTGCAACTAAACCCATTGCTCTAGCATCAGCCGTACGGCCATTTCTTTTTGGTGGTCTATCTGTTTTACCTAAACTTGCCATAGGTCTAACATTGTCAATTGTACCCATTGCAAAACCACCTACACCCAAGTATTCTTTAAAGGATTTAGCCATTAAATTTATCTCTAAATGTCTTATACTCTTCTTTAGGTTCTTCAACAACTTCTATTTCTTCATTGACACCTAGATATTGGTCAGATATTTTTTCAACTTTATTTAAAGTATCAAGCACACCTCTAAGAGTTACATTGTTATTATCATTCTCTTCTTTAATCTTTTCACCTAATCTCTTCATAGGTTCTTGTTTCTTTTTCTTTAATAATTTACCTGTTGGATTCATATCTACACCACCGTGTGCAACTGCATTTGCTGGTGCATCTTCATCCATCTTATTGATGATTTCATCAATCATTTCTTTATAGTGTTTTGGCATAATCGTACTCCGAAACCAGTTCTCCATTTACTTCATAAATGTCCACACCAAAACAAGTCATATATGGTGTAGCGTCAATTTCTGGTATTGTTCTACTTTCGTTTAATATTTCATCATATAAATTTTCTTCTTTTAGGTAGGTAATTACGGCACTTTCAATAACATCTTTGTGTTGTGCGTAAGAGGAATCTTCTTTAATTAACAATGCTAAAGCGGCACCAAATGTACCTAATCTACTACCTAAACCGACTTTTTTCATAAGTCGTTTAATATTCCAAACAAATCTATGTAACAATGTATAATGTTTTTTATCAGATTGTACTTTTACATCTTTCATCTTAATTAAAACATTACCGTCTTTATCAATAATACCACGCTTAAAGGCCTCCGTTCTTTCGAATGGAGTAACTAAAAGTTTGATAACTCTATATGTTATTAATGCATCAATCGTTCTCATAGCTTTTGTAACTCTCTAACAATTCGTTGGTCGTTTTGAACATCATTCAGTTCGTGTGGATAAAGATAACTGAGATAGTCTAGTATTGGTTTTAATATAGACCAGTATTTCTTATCAATCTTAAACAATAACAAAGTTATTGAAACCTCAGCACCAAAAACATTTTGTAAAACTATAATATGGTTAACTACAAGTCTTACTTTTATTTCACCAGTTATCTCGTACTTGCGAAACAACCTTTTAAGATATTTAAATCTCTTAATGTCATCATAAAATTCAACCTCTTGCTCAAGTGTTGGATTATCATAATGTTGTTGTGCAAAGAGTAACCAATTGTCTTTGGTAATTTCTTTAAACATTCACGCTCCTAGTTATTAAACTAACTTGGCGTAAACTTTTGATGTACCGTTTTGTAATGTTTCGTATTTCACCTGTAATTTAAGGCCACCTTCTTTTCTGTTAGAAATACCGTCATCATTAATATCGGAACCATCAATGTCTTTACCAAATCTTCCGCCGAATTGTGTAACTTCAGCATTAACTGTGCCATTGTTACCTTCAATATCAACTTGTGATACTGTTAATCCGATTTTATTCAAATTATTTCTTAATTGGTCAACCGCAGCCTGAGGATTTAAGTATTCTCTTTCTGCAATAGAACCAACATAGGCGTTTACCTTTTTAAGTACATCTTCATCATGGATGTTAGCTAGACTAACTGCACTATCACCGACATGTTGTCCGTCATGGTTATTAGTGCCAACACCTAGAGGTGACATACCTTCTTTAATATGTTGTTTAAAAGTTTTCATTTTTCCCTCTTACTTATATTTGTCTGATACTCTTTTTTTACCATCGCTACGAGGTATCAATCCCTTAGCTTTCAAATGAGCCTTATCGGTGAAACCCGCCTTACCTGACTTATAACGCTTCATAGCGTCAGCAGTATCAGGCGGAGTTTCATGCAATAAATCCTCTTCAAAGTCCGCTAAATCTGTTTCTTTTACAAACGATTTAAACTTTCTTACCATTTTTTTTCTCCTCTTCAAACATACCTAACATTTTATTAGTTTGTTGAATGGCGCCATTAAGAGCATTTAAATTGCTTCTCATCTGGCCTAACTGAGTTTCAATTTGTACCATTTCTTTTCGTACAGTATCAAACTCGGTTTGTAACTTGTTTCTTTCTTCAATCAATACTTCTTTTGATATAGACATAATATCTCCTTAAATTATATATTAAGCGTTAACTGTAGCGCCAAAACCTTCAGCGATAACATACCACTTTGAATTTTTAAACATCAAAGTTACACTTTCACCTGGTTTATCAAGTACGATAGTTGAATAACCACCTCTACTTGCTGGTGTAATTGTTACTGCGTTTGTGCCAGATGTAGATGTATTAACAATAGTCTTAATCTGACCTGCTGTACCATCTGCTAACGCACCTGAGTGAGTTGCTGATGTAGCATTAATTTCAGTAACGGCCGTAGTGACATTGATTGCTGTCGCTGACGAACCATCTGCTGTAATTAGTTGTGAAGTTTGTGCTAATCCTAACCAAGTAGGAATATAATTAAAGATATTTGATGCTGATACTTTCTTGTTAATAGGTGTACCGCTTGGGTCATCTACAACATGGAATAAGTCAACACCTGCTAAAGCTGTACCTAAATCGGTCAGCTGTGTGATTTTCTTGTCTGCCATTTTTCATCTCCTGTTAACCCTCTTTTGAGGGAATGCTACTGTGAGTAAATTCTCACATCACTTTATTAATATATTTATACGAGAGGACCGAAGCCCTCTCGTAATTTGGTTTTATTAAGCGGCGTCTGTTAACGCTACTAAAGTTTGGTACTGAGTTCTGCCACTTCTTCCGCCAGAACCAGCAATTTTCAAGTTCCAACCTGCATGAGCGGCACCAGCTGGTACTTGTGCATCTGCATAGTTGAATAGACCAATAGTTTGGCCTGTAATAAAATTATCTGCTGTTGCATCTTCAAACAAATCAGTTTGATTTGCTGTTGATTGAGCTGTATTTAATTGCATTAATGCCCATAACGGCGAAGCGCCGGCATTATCTGCTTTTCCCCAACTTGACATATTATTCTCTCCCTTTTAAGTTAAATTATAGGTACTCACTTTTATTAATATCGTACCTATATTTATAAGGGAAAGTGATTAGAAACCGAGTTTCTTCAACTCGGCTATTGTTTGAGAGGCTGTTTTGAATGTGATACCGATACCACCTCGAGCAGTAAACTCTTTGGTGTTCTTATCGTAATCATCTATTAGAATAGCAGGTTCGCCACCTACTTTGGCATAATTTTTCTTTTGACTTCGCATCACAAGATTAATTCTATCTCGTGGAATGCCAGCCTTTTGCATTGCCCATTTACCTTTTCCAGGTATGCAATTAGGGTCGTGTGCGTGTTCTACATACGCACTAAGAATATGTGGATTATACTTCTTAACAAAGTCTAGGAGTTTTTTACCCTCATTGTTCCAAGGTGCTGTAGACCAAAAGTCTGTTCTAGCAATAACTGGATCCCAACGCTTCTTTCTGTCGAGTTTCATCCAATCACTGATAGGCATTTTGATTGTATCTACTAATTGTTTTTCGAAATCAACAAGGACGCCATCCATGTCAAGGTATATTCTAGGTAAGTTTTTCATAGTGTTTGTCCTTTATCATTTATACTATATAATAACATATACCTAGCCCTTTGGCAAGCACTTTTTTAGACAAATTGTCGCATTTATTTCGTTGGAAATCAACGAGTTATGCTACATATTGTATTTAATTTTAGGCTCAGTTTCAATTTCTGAAGGTTTTTCGCCAGTATCAGTAACTTTTTTGTTCTTGTTTTGTTCGTTCTCTTTCTTAACAGCTGTTGTTTCTTCTTTCTTCATCTTATCTCTAAGATGTTTGTATGCAACACCAACCTGTAAAAGAGGTTCACCTGTTTCTGGATTAACTCTTTGTTGAACCTGTTTGTTCTTTTCTTGCTCAACCTTTTGCTTTAGAATTTGTACTTGGTCTTTTGCCTTTTCAGCTTCATCAGCTTTTTTTTCAGCGTCTTTAGCTTTAGTATCAACCTGTTCTTCTTCAGCTTCTGGTTTAGCTTCTACTTTTTCTTCAGGTTTTTTCTCAACTTTTTTTTCAGCGTCTTTAGCTTTAGTATCAACCTGTTCTTCTTCAGCTTCTGGTTTAGCTTCTACTTTTTCTTCAGGTTTTTTCTCAACTTTTTTTTCAGCCGCTTCTTTCCATAAGTCTAAGATTGTTTCTCTCATAGGTTTGATAACTTCTTTCTCACCTTTAGCATCTTTTTGACTTTGGTTTTGTGCCTGTTTCATTGACATATGAGTTTCATCAATTTCTTTTTCTTCGTTAGCTTCATTAGCTCTCATCAATGCTTTTTTAACATCAGGATGGTCAGCTAAACCTGGTGTTACTTTGTTAATTGTTTTAACTGCACCAGAGTAATTGCCTGCTTTGTAACGAGGGTCATTTAAAATACCATATGCTTGTTTAATTTGAGCACTAGAAAAATTAGTTTTCTTTGCACTATTTCCTTGAGGACCTGAACCAGGACCACCTTCTTTCACTTCTTCTTTCATCTCTTTTTTCTTCTCATCTGAAGAATGACCGAAAGATTTGTGAACAAGATTATCTAACTTCTTATGAAATTTATCAATTTGTTTTTCACTTGATTGTTCATCTTTAGCACTATGCATTTTATCAATCTTGTTAAAGAATGCCTTTTTCTCAGCAGGTGTCATAGAACCAATGCCTTTACCAGTCTTCTCTAATTCTTTTTTAAATTTATCTTGGTAGTCGCTTTCTAAAACCTTTGAAGAAAGTCCTTTGATTACTTCTTCAATGCTACCTGGTTTTTGTTTTAAGTAACTCATTTATTTACTCCCTTTTACTTTGGCAGCTAAGTCTTTGTCAGCGCCTCCCCATGTTCCAGAGGATTTTGTTACGAATGAATTTACACGAGCAAGTGCCCATTGTACCTGTGTAGCGCCTGGTCGGTGTCCACCTCTCCAAGCTGCCATACCCCTATCATATACTTGTTTCAAAATACTATAAGGCATTCCAGTTTTTTCTGCTTTATTTTTAACAGCTGCAATAGCCTCATATAATTCTTTTGCTGGGTGTTCTTTTTCTTCTTTTTTAAGAATAGACTTAGCAATTTCGTGGCCTTTGGTAATAGTAGATTTCTTTAATGGTGGTTCATCACCTTTCATCTTCTTTGCCTGTGCCATACCAATAGCATATGCACTGTCTTTATCTTTAACTTCTTCACCTAAAATACCTTTTACAACTTTTACATCCATCTTTAATTCTTTTGCAATATCAGCAACAGATTTACCGTCTTTTTGCATCTGGTCAATCTTACTCATCATACCTTCAATTACTGGTGGAAAAGGAGAACCTCCTGCTCTACCAGATAAGTATGCTCTTAAAGCAGCCGCTGTAGTAGGGTCAATCTGTTTGTTGCCAAACATTTCACCTAGTTCCTCATCTGTATATTGTTTATACAGTTCGTTAATTTCTTTCAATTCACCTACTGCAATATCAACACCTTCTTTTCTTAATCCAATAAGTTGTTGTGCTTTGTAATTATGTTTAGAAATTAATCTTGCACTTGCCATAGATGATATAAAAGGAATGTCTGCTTTGTATAACTTCTCTAAGTTGTCTTTATTTTTATCTAACTTATCAAACATTGCTCTCATCTTATTAGCATTGTCAATAGAAATTCTTTTATCTTTTAAAGGACCATATGCTTTTTTAAGTTGTGCAATCTGAGCATCACTAAAGTTTTCTTCTAATTCAAATTCTTCATTTGCATTATCTGGATTATATTCCATATGGTCTGCAACTGAAGTAATGTAATCTTTTGCTTTTGTAATTTTAGATTGCACCCAAGCTTCTAATGGGTTGCCTTCATCTGATTTACTTTGCAACATAGAGGAAAGTTTCAAAGCTTTATCTGAGATAGCTTCTAATTCACTACGAGCCATTGAGATTTCGTGGTCTTTATCTTCATTGACTTCTTTAAATTTAATTCCTGGTTTTAAAGTATCCATTGTAATCTTAATATCTTTAACACCATCTCTTTTAAGTTGAGCCATTTTCTTTTCAGCATCAGCGTGTGTTTTAAATGGCACAGCAAATCTTTTACCATTTGCTGGGTCTAAAAATCTTACAGTATGAGATTGTGCCTCATTTAAACGAACAGCTTCCATTGCTTCGCTCATTGTTTGTCTATATCTACTAGTCATTTTCCTCTATCTCTATAATTAGTTTACCTTGTCCTTTATGGATTCGGTGAAAACTTTCCTTTTTAATTTTTATTTTATCACCTATATGCATAACAAATGGTAATTCATTATCATTCTGAAACTTCCAATTCACACCAGATATAACTTTAAATGTTCTATCTTTTTTATCACGGTGCCAAACTAACTCACTTGGTTGGCAATCTTCTCCAAATATTCTTGTGAACACATTGCCCTCCTTTGTTTCGTCTGGTCTTACATCATAAAATACATTACCAATAGAAGTTTCCACCACCACTCATTCCCAAACTCTTAGCATATCGTGGCAAATTACAAGCCCAATATGCGGCCTTCGTTTTATCTTTTTGCTGGTCACATCTGTGTCTAGCCGCAAAAGATTTTCTAGCTTCTGGATTGTCAAGTTTAACACTTAATCCAGTTGTGTCGCCCCAAGTAACTTTCTTAATCTTGTCACCGTCTTTGACGAACACATAAAACTTTTTCGGTCCACCTCTTTTTGGTTTGTTCAGTGGTGGATTCTTTTCATCTTCTTCTTGTATTGGACAATCTAATGGTACATTTTCTCCTTCGTACTCACCAAACTCACCAATATCTGTTTCTAATAGAGTTCTATCCCAATCGGATAATTCTGTTAGTAAACCCTCATTATATAAATTTCTTGCCTCTCTAAACAACTTATAAAATTCTTCACTGTGTACTCTATAAATGTTTTCAGCAAACGGTATATTATTCTCTATATGATAATGTACCGACTTTGAAATTCTGTCTTTATAATCTGCAAAACTTAACATTATATTTTCTCCATCATCTTGGAAACCACTTCATCTAGCCTTGCTTTCCATTCTGTTTTATATCGTTGCTTATATTTATCTATTGTGGTATCTGAAGCTGCCCATTCTTTTACATCTTTTTCAGTAGGTTTGCCTCTATCTTTCGCATCTACTGGTTTTGCGTCTGGTGTTTGACCAGGAGTAATCTCTTTTGTATGGTTGGCATAGTCAGCACCAATCTCATAGGACTCTGGTACACAGTTTGGTACTTGTTTACCACCCTTATTCTTCATACCCACTTGTTTATAACCTGTCCAACAGGCATCATTAAGGTCTTTTCGTAATTCACCATACATTTTCTTGTACTTAGAAGTGAATTTACTAGGTTTTGTTTTTGACTTATCATCTCCAGGTGCTGGGTCGTTGTCGTTCTTTGTTGTATCAGTGTTTCTAAAATGACTTGCTCGTTTGTCTTTAACATCTTTACTCAAACTTTTAAAATACTTTTTAGGTTGTGTACCTTTTTGTTTCTTCACATCTCTATCTTGTGGTAAACTATCAGTGTGACCATATTCAGATTTCTTTTCTGATACTGCCTCAAATCCATAATCTACATCTAAGTTATATTCTCGTACTTCTACCTCTCTATCAGCTGCAATTGGAACACAGTCCCAAATCCAAGCTTTGTGTAAATTGTTTTTATTATCTTCTACAACAATGTAGTTTGTGCTTCTTCTAACTACTTTACCTTGTATATCTTCTTTGACATAATCAACTTCATCGCCGATATTAAATATCATTTCTCTAATATAAAGGTCTCTAATTTGTTGTTGTTCAAATTCTTCTAATGAAACAATTGGTCTTGCACCAGTACCTACTGCACTCATACCACCAAAAGAGGCAGCCAACTTCATACCTCTTCTAACTTGTTTCATAATACCAGCTGCATCAACACCTTTAGGTAATCCTTTTTCAAAAGATTTTAAATCACCCTTAGCGGCTGCATCTCTCATTTTAGATGCTGACATACCTGTTGCACCTTCAGCGTCAGGATCCCTTTCGCCAGCTGATACTACTTTAATACTATCAAAGTCATATAGACCGTGTCTGGATTTTACACCATTATATTTTTGTAAGATGTTTTCGAATTCTCTAACCCTATCTGAACCTGCAACCATAGTTACATCTGTGTAACCTTTTTTGTATAGTTCAGTTGCAATATCAAGTACCATATTTGTCTGATTGATTTCAATGTTTCTAGCGTGGCTAGGAAACAACTTTTTCATAATAGACAACTTATCTCTTGGAGATAGTGGATTCTTTTTAGGGTCTTCACTACGACTTAGGTAAATTTTATAGTCGGTAGTAGGCACTGACTTAACTTTGTTGATAAGTTTTTCGTGGCCAATAGTTGGAGGATTAAATCTGCCAAATGCAAATGCTATTGATTTTTTAGTAGCTTCTATCATAGTGTTATTGTCCATTTTCTCTATGGTAACACAATCGGAACCGTTTGGCAAGCCCTTTGTTTGTTGTATTTTTGCAACACTTTCGTTACGAATACTGTCAATTTCTGCGTCTGTAACCTCTCCGTCATCTAAAATCTTTTTACATTTCTTATAGAATTTTAGATAGTGATACTTCTCTAACATTTTGTAAATAACATTTTTAGGTAATCTGTTCTTCACACCATAATCTCTAATTTCATCTGGCGACATATCTTTATCAAATACAGCTCTTCTTTCTGCATCAACATTGTCACCAATTCTAATAATTGTTCTAATACTATCTTCAATCTCTTCTAGTTTTTCATTAATCTTATCTTGTAGGTTAAGTATATCATTTGGAGATAATTCTGTCAACTCATCATAATCAATAATATCTCTTTTTAATTCACCTTTGACAACATCAAGTTCTTGCACCTTACGGCTGAAATCTTGGATATACAAATTAACATCAAAGTTAAAATCTTCTGGTCTTTTGATGAACACATTACGCTCAATATCGAATACTGCGTCAGCCTTTTTATTTTGGTCTTCATAAGTTGCCTCATCTGTAATAAAATAAAAGTTAATAGGGTGTTCAGAACCTGGTATTAACTGACCTTGAATGTTATCTGGATTACTAGCAGACAAATACTTTTTAGAAAGTCTTACTCTTTCATCTTCTCTTTTGCCAACTGGCACATCAAACAATACATTAATATCTAAATCTGCATCATTTCTATATCGTTTAGTTAGAATTGAACCAATTAAAGAAGTCTTTAATACAGGATATTCTTTTTCAAATTCCTTTAAATGTGCATCTATTAATGCTTTAACTTCTGGTTTAATTTTAGGATTCATAGTATCAGCATCATTAAATACCATAGGCGCATAAGTCCTTCTTGGTATGTCAATTATACTTTCTATAATTTCTCTAAACTTTTTCATTTCTATTTTCTTCTTAACTTTCTTTCTGTTGCCATCCATCTTTTGGCTGTGTAACTTTGAATTGGTCTACTCAATAAACTTCTTACAGATTTACCCACTTTAGACATTGTTTGAGTTACCAATTCTTTGTCTGATTTATTGTTGTCAATAATAATCATATTACTCATACCAAATAAATTTTGAAACTTACCAATATTTGCTTGAACACCTTTCCAAGATTTAATTGTAATATATTCTGGTACTGTTCTTTCTCTTTGTGCGTTTCTTTCTAATGCAACTTCTAAACTTGTATTAACAAACACCATATATGTGTCGTAACCTAATTGTTTTAATAAACTATTCTGATATGCAATCTTATCAAAATCTCTACCTGTGCCATCAACAACTAAACCTAATCGGCCGTTAATTGCTAATTGCATTTGTGCATCTGTTGTTGCCTTAGCACGGTCTCTAATCATATCTCTAGCTTCTGCCTCATCATCTGGCATCTTCATAGATAGACCTGATTTCTTTAAACCTCTTTCAAAAGAGGCATCTGAATTAATTGTTTTTAAACCTGTACCTGAAAAAGTAGATTTAGTTACAAATGTTTTACCTGAACCAGGACCACCTGCTAAAAAGAATGCCTTAAAGATATTAGGGTCATAAAGGCCTTCTTTTAATTCCTGAAATCTTATGTCGTCATACTTTTTCATTTAATCTTCTCTATTATTTTATCTGCTATTGCTTCTGGTGTACTGCCCTCAGCTTTAATATTTATTAACTCGTTTTTAAAATAGTCTAATAAAGGTGCTGTTTCTTTATGATACACTTCTAATCTTTTCTTAATGATTTCTGGTTTATCATCTTCTCTACCTCTTGCTGTCAATCGTTTAATAATTTCTTCTTCACTTACTACAAGATTAACAACATAGTCGTATTCAATACCTTCATCATTCATTCGTTCTGCTTGTTCAACATTACGAGGGAAACCATCAAACACATAACCTTGTTGTGCGTCTGGTTTTTGTAGTCTTTCTTTTACTGCATTAATAACAATACTTAATGGTGCAAATTTACCTTGTGCTAATAAGTCTTTTACTTTCTTACCATCAGGTGTATTCTGTTTTGCTAAAGCTCTCATCATATCACCAGTGTAAATGTGTGGTATGTTTAGTTTCTTTGTAATCAATTCTGAATAAGTTGATTTACCAGAACCAGGACCACCAATCATAATGATTTTTGGTTTGTTGATTGCTTCAAAAAAGTATTGTTTAAAACTTTTCATTTATTATACTTGTTGTGTCCTTGGCACATCTACTAAAATACCTTCACCAAACACATTCATTTCGTGTGTTCCTGAAGCAGCTTGTAGTTGAAATTGTATATCTGTTTTTTCTGAATATTTAAATGGTATTCTTCTTTGAATATTCATTTGATTAAAAAATGTTGTTCTTGCCACATTGTATTGTTGTCCATTAGAGTTTTGACTAAAGTTTTTAAATATACCTGGTTTGGCAGCTGTACTATCATTTGAAAATGCGTCAATACGATATAAGTAAAACTCTTTATCTGCTGGTACTGTATAGATACTTGCCTGATTTCTTCCATCGCCTGCTCTAATACCAGCATAGTTTACAGTTTTACCTGTGTTTTGAATTGTAATTAATCCTACATTGGTTGTACCTGAAGTTAAGATTACATCATTAATTCTAAAGAAAGGTTTGTTAGTGTTTATATCACCAGCGCCGTTGATTGTAACCACATCTGATATTTCAGCATAGTTAGCGTCTAAACCTTGTATTAATAATGTTTTACCATCATCACTACCACTTGCTGATGTTACTGTCATTGTAATCGCTGAACCTGGATAAGCATATACTGAAGCAAACTCCCAAGCAGGTATAAATGCTGTTGTAATTGCTGTATTGTAACCAAAAATATTTCTTACAGTAGCACCTCTAATCAGGCCTCTACTGACTTGTATATCTTGTTCGTGTAAAAATCCTTGACTTGCCATTATCCTTTAATCCAATCCTTTTCTGCCGTGAAATTAGCCCGACTAAATTCTAATCTATCTACTAACTTTACAGCGCCTGCTGTTCTATCAACGGCCACAAATCCTTCTGGTGCCGTTACCTTATAACCGTTTGGTGTTCTTAAAAAATGGCCTATACTTTGTATCTCACTTAACTTACTTACTAAAAAGTTTTTAGCATTTTGTAAAGTAACGTGTGAGGCAATAGCAAAATATAATGATTGCTTATTTCTATCTATAAAAGTTAAATTTATTTTTAATAAATCTCTATACTTTTGTTTACCACTATCTGTTTTTCTGGAATCTATTTCTGCCTTTAAAAAGTTTTCGTAATACTCTCTAAACATTTCTACTAAAGTTTTTACTTTGGCCATATTGCCTTGTGTATTTCTTATGTAATGATTAAAGAAAGTTTTTAATCTATAACCTACTGATAAACTATCTGACTTGTTCATTGTATCTAACATTGGTCCTGCTTTAGATAAAGAGCCTTCGGCCATTCTTAATCTAGCGTTAAATGTTGATAGCTCGGCTTTTGTTAATTTAGCTGAGCCGCTTACGTCTTTGTAAGCAGCGTCAGCTAAAAACACGGAAGATATTCCTGAACGACCTGATACCGTTCCGAAACCTGCTTTTAAGTCTTTCATAGTTTTGCCAGAATAAGATGTATGAAATACTATTCCCATTCTTGCTCTTTTAATTTTTTTACCTATATCTGAATCAACAGGTACAGCATATGTAATTGTATTAGGTGTAAATGTAATCATATTTTCACCATCTATACTAGCCGTTTTTAAATCTGATTTTGAAAAGAGAAAATCGCCTTGTAAAATACCAGAGATATTTAATTTTTTTAGTTCTCTTAAAGCTATATTTAATTTATTAGCAAGTTCACCACTATGGTTTCTACTAATATCAGATGATGTATAGTTGATTTTAGGATTAACATTAAAGACGGCCTTTGTACCTACAAAGAATTGATCGTTTTCTGGATTGATACCGCAGATAATAGCAGGAGCTCCGTCCCACTTAACAGACATATTGACTTTCTTGCCAGATGAACCAGCAAGCATATTTCTGATTGACTTTAGGAAGTTAATAGCATTTTCGCCACCTTTTGAACCACGATTTATTATATCGTCCTCAACGTGTTCTAAATGAGTATTCTTTTCCTTTGTAAAAAATCCTTTAAAACTAAACATTTCTCTCTCATTGTTCCCATAACTATAATCACTTGTTCCATATAAATCAACTGTTTACTTATATTTATAATACTAAACTCTTGTCCATAAGAATTTTGGTACACCACCATTAGGCTCCCACACCTTGTTTTTATTCTGAAACTTCACTAATTTATAGGCGTCTTCTTCAAAAAAATACTGGCCTATAACATTATTAGTAGGTTTTTCAATAACTTCCCATATAATATCTTTCTTATGTTTTTTCATCTTCTTTACATAAGAAAGACTAGGTTGTTCATCATTAGGCCTTTTATCGCCTCTATGAAACTTAACTTTTTGAATTTTATTTTTTGACATTATGATATTTTCATATCCCAACTAATTATTCTTTTTACTTTTACTGACTTACTTGGTTCTGTAAAGTGTCTAACAAATTTAGGAACAACAACCATTGTACCCTCAACAACAGGTAATGGATAGTAAATTGTTCTATCTGAATACCAATCATTCCACGGTTGTATGTATTGTGTAACAGGTGCTTTTTTATCCATATTTAAATATAAAATACCAGATAGACCAACACTACCGTGATCGTGTGGTGTATGATACTCACCTCTTTTATATGATACTGACCATATATCTTCAATTTGAATATCTTTTTTAAGTCTTGTTGACAACATATTTAATTCTTCACCACAAATATTGGCAAAGGCTTCAGCAAAGCCACTTCTATCACTTTGTCTGTTGGTAGCAAAGGTTTGCATTCCGTGTCTTTTTTCTGGAAAACCTTTTACTAATTTTTCTAATTGTTTTTTCTTATTAGAAAAGTTTAATGTGGGAAGTGACCACATTGGTATTGTAAACAAATTACCTTGTATCATTAGTTTAACTCCTTTTCTTCGGTTTTTTCTTCATATTCAAGCCCTAGCTTTTTCATAACGGTGTTAAAGTCTTCTTCTACGTGCCAAAAGTTTTCTTTTGACCACAAGGCCACTTTATCTTTTGCCGTTATATCTTTATACACACTAACTATGTTATCAATATTGATAACTATTTCTCTACCTTCAAAAGGTGGGTTAGCGTTTGTAAATACTACAAATTTTGCCATTGTTTCTCCTATACTTTAAAATCAGAAAACTTATCATAGGCCTGTTCAGGTGTAGGATAATTTTCCTTTTCTTTTGTTTGGTTGCTATCTACTATATTCTGTGCTGAATTTTCAACATCATATAATCTCATTTTTGCTCTATCAACACCCACTATAAATGCTCTATTCATACCAGGATCATTGTATCTATTCTTTAATTGTTTTACTTTCATTTGCCCTAGTGATTCTAATTCTTCATTAGACATTAAGGCAAACATAAAGTCAGCTGTTGCTGGTAAACCAAAACTTTCAGATGTATCTTCTAAACCAATATCGGTTGATACAAATCCAGTTCTAGTTGTCTGTGTCGCACTAAAAATAGGCAAATTAAATTCAACTGCCAAACCTCTTAACTCCTCAGCAATTGCTTTAATGTAAAAGTATGATGATATATTACCACCTTTAAATCTACTTGACGCACAAATATTTAAATAATCTATAAACAAAACATCTGGTTTAAAACTTTTCTTTAGTGATAACTCATTTATTAATGATTTAAAATGACCACTATGAGCAGACGCTGTTGGATATTCTTTAATAATTAATTGACCTGTAGTCTTACTTCTTAACTTGGTCATCTTATCATCATAGAGTTGTTTAGGCATATCATGTAAATCGTCCATTGTAACATCCATTAAGTTGGCGTCTATTCTTTCAGCAATTCTTTCTTCAGCCATTTCAAGTGTTATGTATAAGACATTTTGACCTTGTGTTAAAAAGTTAGAAGCACAATGACACATAAACAATGATTTACCAACACCTGTTCCTGCCAAAGCAATATTTAAAGTTTTACTTGGAACACCACCTTTTGTAATCTTATTAAAGAAATTTAAATCAAATGGGTACCTTTTTTCTTTTGTATGGTACCAATCAAATCTACTTTCAGCGTCATTAATGTAATCATGTCCGATATGATTGTCAAATGAAACGGCCAATGCCTCACTTAATATACTTGGTATTGCCTCTGGTTGTTTTTCTTTATCTTTACCATCTAATATCTTAATACCAGATAATACAGCATTATGTACTGCTCTGTCTTTACAAAACTTTTCAGTTGTATCTAATAACCATTGTAAGTCTGTTTTTTCATCATTAAAACCACTTACAAGTTCTTTGATAAGTTTTACTTCTTCATCATTAATATCTTTTCTACGGCCAAACTCAATTAAGATTGTTTCTTTTGTAGGTAGATTTTTATATTGTTGAACAAACTTATCTACTTCTTCATACAATAATCTTTCAATTCTATTTGTAAAGTAATCTGTTTTTACAAATGGTAAAGCCTTACGAGTAAAATCTTCATTAAAAAAGAAGTTTCGTAATATTGTAAGTTCTATTCTTTCGTTATTTGTCAAAGACAACGGTGCCATCTGTTACTTGTTTCTCCAATTGTTCCATTAATATATCACCAATAAAATCTATAAACTCTTGCGAATCAACATCTACCTTATTAGGATTAACCATAATATCATAGTCAAACTTCATAGGCAATGTTCCGTCTGGATTTTCTGTATGAGCAAATCCAACTTTGCCGTACTTATAGACCACGCCTTCAAATTTACCTTCAACGATTTTTATACAAGTAAAATCGTCTTCTTCTCTTTGAACAAAAACGTATCTTTTAGTTTTTTTCTTCTTCGTCTGATCCGTAGCTGAATTTTTTTCTGGCATATTCATCAATCTTATCTAATACTTCTTTTGTAAAATACTTTTCAGGATCGTCATTGATGTTCTTACCAAAAACTTTAGAACCATCTGGCATTTCATATCTTGTAGATACTTTTTTAAATACGCCAGCTGCCTCACCAAGTTCTAACAAGCCATAATACTTGTCTAAACCTGTTTTGTATGTAAGTCTTACATCAATTTGAGCATTTTCTTTTGTTAACCTTGATTTATAATTTTTACAATGAATAATATTACCAACTACTTCAGTACCGTCTTTCTCTTTACGTTTACCTAGGTAGATGATTGATGAAGCGGCGTACTTCAAACCTGAACCGCCACCCATTTCTTTTTGTGGGAACATAGAACCAATAACATCATAAGTGTGATTGGTCATTATCATAGGTATATTTGCTTTACCTAATTTAAGTGTTAAAACTCTAAACGTTGATTTGACTATTTGTGATCTAGTCATATCTCTTGTTTCTTTACCAGCAGCCGTATCTTCCATTTCTTTTGTAGTAGATAACATACCTAAACTATCTAACACAAACATTATAGGTTTTCTTTTATCTTCTGGTTGTTCTAAATATTTGTCAATAATTTTAATTGATTGATTTCTAAATTCTTGTACTGTAGCAACTGGTACAATTACCATTCTTGTACTATCTACACTACGACTTTCAATCATCTCTTTTGAGATGGCACTTTCTGATTCAAAGTAAATTACACCAGCGTCTTTGTCTTTGTCTAAAAATGCTTTTACAATACCTAAAGCAAAGAATGTTTTACCTGTAGCGGCCTCACCAGCGATTGCTGTGATTTTGTTTCCTGGCATACCACCATATATACTGCCTGATAATAAGGCATTAAAAGAATATGAGCCTGTGTCTATAAAACTTGTAACGTCAGCGCTATCAACCCCTTCACTTACTAAACCAGCATACTCATTACCAGTTTCTTTAATTATGTCTTTTAAAAAATTACTCATATCAATATCTCCATAAATTTATTGTTATATTATATACTATTCTAATCATATTGTCAAGTCCCATTATTACTTATATTGAAGTTTATTATACATCTAATATCTTTAGTTGGTTGTTCAGCCGTATGCCAATATAAACCATCAAATATTACAACTCTACCTTGTTTTGGTGTTACCCTTTTCTGTTCTTTCACATCTTCAAAAAAAGGTATATCAGTTGGTGATTTGCTTTTATAGTTATAAATTATCGTATCACCATCACTATCGTTTACATAGTATAAAAATACCAAATGTGGTTCTGTTTTATCTAAATGTGGTGTATCAACACCCTCACCTATGTATTCTTTATTTAAAGGCAGCTGTAAAAATGATCTGACCTCTAATATATCATCTTTAGCATATAGAGGTTTCATTTTTAATTTTTTTCTTACATTTAAAACTATATTGTAAATACTATCATTTAGATTTTTTGTATTGAAATATTGTTTAAGACCTGGCCGTCTTTGATGTAAATTATCTTTTAAAGATACATCTTCTATAAATGTCCATTTAGTATCTTCAAATAAATGTTTTTTTATATGTAGTTGTTCTAATTCGTTAACTATATTATCAATTACTATTATTTTCTTCATCATTTAATGCTTCTTGCCACTCTTTCATATCTTTAGCTCTCATAGCTATTGAGTCACCTTTTGGTGATGGTATTTTAAAGTCTGGCATATTTGCTGGACCTTCCCACTCAAACCTTAATCTTTCATCTTTAGGTACCCAACCTTTTCTTGGATTTTCATAATCTTCAGATTTTACTCTTGTCCATAATAAATCTTTCATATCATTAAGATTAACCGCTCCAAAATCATTATACACACGACCCTCAAATGTATCAGCCATATTGTGTACAACTTCTTTATTGTATTCTACCTTTCTTTGGTAGTCCCAATACTCTTTTAAATCTTCGTAATCTTTTTTTGTTATCATCTGATAATTTGTATTTGTGCTGTTGGCGACCATATTTCAAGTTCTCTCCTCAAACGATTTTCATTTTTAAGATTATTATAACGATTGGTTGCTTTCTTTTTCCACCATTCTACAATATTATTTAGGTTATGTTTATCGTAATTATCGTCTTTGATAATTTCATTTTGTTTACCGTTTACAATATCTATATAGTTTTTAATACCATAACTACAAGTATAATATCTTTTTCTTTCAGTAAGTTTTTTAGCGTTACTAATAGTTGTGTTAAATTTATCTAGTTCATTACCCTCTAAACTTCTTTTAACTAAACCTAAAATAGCAGTTGTAAGTTTTAACTTTTTACTTGAAGCGTCATCTTTTACTAATTTACCCACATTGTTTTCAACAAACTTTACTAAATCATGGTAAGGTTTACCATGTATCAAAGGTATAAAGTCACTATCAGTTAAGCCTTTATATCTTAAAAATGGTTTCATACCATCATACTGACTTGATGATTTACTATTACCATATAAAGATGTTGTTTCAAATAAGGCCAAATTCATATCGTATTTGTTATTCATCATTTCTCTTACTTCATGTGAACAACAGACGGCCGCTAATAATTTTCCACCCAAATAATTAAAACCAAATGGTTGTACAGGTACAATTACAAAACCCATAATAGATGTTTTGTTAAATGATTTAAGTTCAGGTACATTACCTAATAATTCATTACGAGGTTTCATATTAATAACTGGTGATGATAGTCTAATAAAACCTACTATCTTTTGTGTGTTCGTTTCCATAACCACAATCTTTAAATTTTTACCAGGCACACTAGACATATTAGTGTGTGACGAAACCATATTTAATAGCTTATCATATCTTTCATTAACAATAATCTTTATCTCAAAATTCATTTCTTCAGGTGACATATCATTATTATTAAATAAGTCTTCTTCAGGACCATCATCAAATAATGTACCAGCTGAATTATTTGTTTCTAATTGAGATAACTTTTGATCTCTCATATACTGGTCAATTCTATCAAACTGACTAAAATAGTCATTGAATATACCAGCACAATATAATGCTTGTTCCTTTGTTAAGGTTTTTCGTTGTTCCATAGACATAATAAAAATATCAAAAATAGATAGATTAGTATAACATATAATATAGATAAAGTCAAGCTC